CCAGCTAATCATGCTGTTTTGCAAACCGCGCCCGGCCACCAGAAAGGTGCGCCGCGCCACGCGCGAAACACACCCCGCCGAGTGGGCTAAGTTCGTGGAGTACGCCGGGCTCGACATCGAGGCCATGCGCGCCATCGACAAGAAGCTGCCAGCATGGAACTACCAGGCCGGGGAACTGGCCTTGTGGCACCTCGACCAAGCGATCAACGACCGTGGCGTCATGGTCGACACCGACTTGGCGCATGAGGCGGTCCGCGCCGTGGAGCGCGCGCAGAAGGTACTCGCCCACCGCACCAACGAACTGACGTAGGGCGCGGTGCAGGCGGCCACCCAGCGCGACGCCATGCTGCGCCACCTTGTCGCTGCCTATGGCATCGACCTGCCGGACATGCAGCAAAGCACGCTGGAACGGCGCATTGCCGACCCTGACATTCCGGCCGAGTTGCGCGAACTGCTCGCCATCCGGTTGCAGGCCAGCACCACCAGTACCAGCAAGTACAAGACCCTCGCCAAGGCGGTGAGCAGTGACGGCCGGTTGCGCGGCACGCTGCAATTCAACGGCGCCAGCCGCACCGGCCGCTGGGCCGGCCGCCTGTTCCAGCCGCAAAACCTGCCGCGCCCCGTGCTCAAGCAGGCCGCCATCGACCAGGGCATCGAGGCCCTGAAAGCGGATTGTGAGGATCTGCTATTCGCCAATGTCATGGAACTGACCAGCAGCGCAATCCGGGGGTGCATCGTCGCGCCGAAGGGCAAGAAGCTGGTGGTCTCCGACCTCTCCAACATCGAAGGCCGGGTGCTCGCCTTCCTGGCCGGCGAAGAGTGGAAGCTGCAGGCGTTTGCCGACTTCGACACGGTGCAGGCCGAGGACGGCCAGTGGATTACCGGCACCGAACTGGTGGCGGCCTACCTCGAACGGCGCCCTGTACCGCTGGCGCTCGACGCCAAGGGCGAGCCCATCCGCAAGGGGCATGACCTCTACAAGCTGGCCTATGCCAAGTCGTTCGGCATCCAGCCCGAGGCCGTGAGCAAGGACAACCGGCAAGTGGGCAAGGTGCAGGAACTCGCCCTCGGCTACGAAGGCGGGGTCGGTGCCTTCCTCACGTTTGCCGCCGCCTACAGCATCGACCTCGAAGCCATGGGCGAGCAGGCCATTGGTGCCATTCCTGACGCGATCATTGCCGAGGCCACCAGGGCGCTGGAATGGACGAAGCAGCAGAAGCGCCCGACCTTCGGCCTGTCCGACCGCGCCTGGCTGGTGTGCGATTCTTTCAAGCGCTCGTGGCGCTACGCCCATCCGGCCATTTCCTCATTCTGGAAAGACCTCGAAGAAGCCGCGCGCATGGCCGTGATGCACCCCGGCGTGACCTATGAATGCCGCATGTTGAAGCTGCGCCGCGACGGCGCCTGGCTGCGCATCCGCCTGCCGTCCGGCCGCTTCCTTTGCTACCCCAGCCCGCAACTCGACGACGCCGGCAAGCTGTCCTACATGGGCGTCAATCAGTACAGCCGCAAGTGGTCACGCCTCAAGACCTACGGCGGAAAACTGGCCGAGAACGTGACTCAGGCCGCAAGCCGTGACGTGCTCGCCGGGAACATGCCGGCCATCGAGGCGGCCGGCTACCAGATCGTCCTCTCGGTGCATGACGAGAACATCACCGAAGCCGAGGACCGCGACGAATTCAACGCCGACCACCTGGCCGGCTTGATGGCAACCACCCCCACCTGGGCCAAGGGCCTGCCGCTCGCTGCGGCCGGCTTTGAAGCCTATCGCTACCGGAAGGACTGACCTATGACCTTGTACCGTCTTTATCGCATGTATCGCGGCTGGGGCTATCGCCCGACGCTCGCCCTTAAATCTGCATGGAGGCGCATCCGCCATGCGTGAGAGCACCATCGAGAACTACCTTGTCGAGCGCGTCAAGGCCATGGGCGGCGAAGTCCGCAAGGTGAAGTGGATAGGCCGCCACGGGGCGCCCGACCGCCTCGCCATGCTGCCGGGGAACACCTTGTGGGTGGAACTCAAGGCACCCGGCGAGAAGGCCAAGCCGCACCAGGTACGTGAGCACGAGCGCATGCGCCGCATGGGCCAGCGCGTCGAGGTTGTTGATTCCTGCGAGCGCGTCGACGAGGTGCTGGCATGAGCAAGTGGGACCGCCGCATGTTGGGCCTGGTGAATCTGGTCGCCACGTGGAGCAAAGACCCGAGCACGGGCGTGGGCGCCGTGATCGTGGATGCCAAGAACCGGGTTGTCTCGCTGGGCTACAACGGATTTCCGCGCGCCGTGTGCGATTCCGACGAGGCCCTGTTCGACCGCGACGAGAAGCTGCGCCGAACCATCCACGCCGAGGAAAACGCCTTGCTGTTCGCCGGCCGCCCGGTGGAAGGCTGCACCATCTACGTGACCCATCCGCCGTGCGCACGCTGCGCGGCCAAGCTGATACAGGCCGGCATTGTGCGCGTCATTGCGCAACTACCTGCCGAGGGCTTCGGCGAACGCTGGGCCGCTGACATGCGCAGCGCCTCGGCCATGTTCCTGGAAGCCGGCGTCGGCTTTGAATACGTAGAGGCCCGGCAGTGACACCCGCCGCCTATTACAACGAGATTGACCCTTACGCGGCCCAATGGCTGCGCAACCTGATTGCGGCCGGGCATATCGCGCCCGGTGAAGTAGATGAAAGGAGCATCCTTGATGTTAGCCCCGACGACCTCGCCGGATTCACGCAATGCCATTTCTTCGCAGGCATTGGCGTGTGGAGCTATGCCCTCAGAAGGGGGGGGTGGCTGGATAGCTCGCCCGTATGGACAGGTTCCTGCCCTTGCCAACCTTTCAGCGTGGCAGGCGTGGGTAGTGGGTTCGACGACGAGCGGCACCTTTGGCCCTTCTGGTTCCACCTCATCGAGCAGCGCCGCCCTTGCGTCGTCTTTGGTGAGCAGGTTGAAGCAGCGATTAGGCACGGTTGGCTCGACCTTGTTCAAGCTGACATGGAAGGAATCGGCTACGCCTTTGCAGCGGCCGGTGTTCCTGCTGCGGGCGTCGGCGCCCCGCACATCCGCCAGCGGTTGTGGTTCGTGGCCGAGTCCTGGGGCCAGCGATGGAAACGGGGGCAAGGGGCCGAGGATTGGCATGTCCATGACAGGCCGGATGCCGGACGGCAGCAAGGCCACCGTGGGGCTTCCGGCATTCACCAAGATGGCGGTTTCACACTGGCCGACACCGCTTCGGCAGGACGGGGATTCGTCGGGCGGCGAGGGAGCCCTGGCGAGGGGTACGAGGGGCCACACGCTGACCAGCATAACCAAAGATATTCAGCCGGCGCCATGGGCGACGCCAGCGCGCCGGGACTTTCGGCATGCAAATGCCAAGACCTATGCGGAGAGGGGCGGAGGGAAGAAGGGCGAGCAGTTGAACAACCAAGTGGTTCATTTTGGGCCAATGCCGACTGGCTCGAATGCAGAGACGGAAAGTGGCGGCCAGTTGAACCCGGCACATTCCCGCTGGTTGATGGGTCTGCCAAAGGAGTGGGACGAAGCCGCGCCGATTGGCACACCCCGGCAGGGCAAGAAGGCCAAGGCCACCGCGCTGGACGCCTGAAGGGCTACGGCAACGCCATCAACGCCGAGGCGGCGCGCGTGTTCGTCGCTTGTGTGATGGAGGCCGCTGCATGAACCGCTCAACATTCAAGCGCCCAACCCTAGAGCGCACCCGCACCGTTCACACCCCAGTGCCCGAGCACCTGCGCCGCAAGGCAAGCATGGCGCCCGTGGCCGGGATTCCGGCATCGGCCATTGAGAAGGAAAGCCCGGTGCGCAGCGAAGCGTATCGCCGCCTGGTGGCCGCCATGCCTTGTGCGCGCTGTGGGGTCCATGGGCGCAGTCAAGCCGCGCATGCCGACCTGGGAAAAGGCGCCCACATCAAGAGCGATGACCGCACCTGCTACCCAGCCTGCGCCGCCCAGGTGGGCTCCATTGGCTGCCATGCGCTCATTGGCTCGACTGGCACGCTGCCCCGCGAGGTGCGCCGCGAGCTCGAAGCCCTGTATGCCGCCGAAACCCGCGCCGCCATCCTGAACGCCGGCCTTTGGCCCAAGAACCTCCCACTTTGGACAGAAGCATGACGCCAGTTGACCAAGAGTTTTTGCACAAGCCGGAAGAAGGCCAGTACGGCGACTGCCAGCGGGCCGTGATTGCCACGCTGCTCGATTTGCCAGCCTCTGAGGTGCCGCACTTCAATGGGATTGCCAAGGGCGAACCATTCGCATTTTGGGAAGCACTGCAAGGCTTCGTTCGATCAAAAGGCTTTGTGTACCTGACAGTGCCCGCCCGATCTGGATCAGCCTTCTTCGGCGATGACGGCGACGTGTTTCACGAAATCAGCGGCCCAAGCCCCAGAGGAAACGGCACCTTCCATGCGGTCGTTGGCTGTAACGGCCAGATCGTGCACGACCCACACCCATCACGCGCAGGCCTTGCTGGCGACCCGGCCACATGGGAATTCTCGTACTTGGTGAAAGCATGAAGAAGCGCCCCCGCATCCCTAAGCCCATCCGCAACCCGGTGGAAGTGCTGGCCCTGCGAAACCCCAGGATGACCGAAGCCCAGATCGCCGAGCAGCGCGACCTGCTAATGCCGGCCATCGACCGCCTGTGCACCGGCCAATGGGTAGAGCTCGACTGGGGAGCAGTCCGTGACGCAGCCAATCGCACCGAAGTCCTGATGCGTCACGCCCGTGTGGAAGACCCGACCCTGCTGCTTGATGTGAGCGCAGTCATTCAGGCCGCCAAGGAGCGCCACCGCACACGGGGCACGAAAGCCCTGTACCCGCGCGAGGCCGAGGTGCTGCGCTGGATTGCTGAGGGATACATGCAGGTGCTGACCGAGATCACCAAGGGCCAGTTCGACGACGCCTGCGCCGAGGTGGACCGCGAGGTCAACAAGATCGTTGCGATGCGCCGCAATGCGGAGATTGCACAGCGGCGCGGGGTGGTTGCGTGAGCGCCGCCAGCAAGCCGCGGGGAAGGCCGCGAAGTCCGGTGCGCGAGGCTCTGACCAGCGCCATTGCCGGCGGCCTTGTCGGCTCACTTGACCTGCTGGCCGAGCGCACCGGCTGGCCACCCGCGAAGGTGCGTAGCGCGATCTACGAGATGGCACGCGCTGGCCATGTTCAGCTTCACGGCCGTCAGCGCACCGGCAGACGAGGGCAGCAGCCCGGCGTGTACGGTGTGCCATGTGCGCCTGCTCAGGTCAACGCGCTGGAATTTGCCCGGCAGGTCTGGCGGTGAATGCTTGAAGTCGGCGGTAGGTCCGCATATACTTGCCTTGCTAGTCGTCGAAAGCTCGCAACGCATCGGGTAACTGATGCAAAACCTGAAGGCCACCCTCTCGGCACGCAAGTGCTAAGTCCGGTGGCCTTCGCTTTTCTGGCTTGGAAAGGTCTCGACCGGGTGCGTGTAGTCGCCAAGGTCTCGACCGCCTCGGTGTAG